AAGCTCCTCTTTGAGATGCGCCAGGATGCCATCTGGGTAGCCCACAACCTTTGTTATGAGTACGGCGTCACCTGCGAGAACCTCGTAGGGTGGGAGACCCTACCTGACTGGGTCAGCGGCAACTTCCGCGACACGATGGTCCGGGAGCAACTCTGGGCTATCGCCCACGGCTGCATGGGCAAGTTCACCTTCGAGCACAGGCTCCGCCGGAAGGACTTCATCGGCCCGTACAGCCTCGCTGACATCGTCCAGGCACGGTTCAACGTCGACCTCTCCGCCGACAAGAAGGACCCCACGTCCTGGCGTCTCCGCTACCACGAGCTAATCGGCGTCTCCATCCCTCGCTGGCCCATCAAGGCCCTTGCGTACAGCGCAATGGATTCCGTCTGGACCCGCCGTGCCTTCCTGAACCAGCAGAACTCCGACACCCTCACCCAACAGGGCAGCATCGTGCAGGACGACGCTACCCACCTCATCTGGGACGAGCTTCGCCAGACCAGCGCGGCGCTTTGCCTGGAGGTCATTCGCAGCAGCGGGTGCTCCGTCGACGCCGAGCGTGTCGACCTCTACGCTGGGGAGATCCGGGAGGTCGCAGCCAAGGCGGCCACCATCGCCCAGGAAGGCGGCTGGGTAAAGACCACAGGCTGCCGTGGATGCCAGGGCAAGGGCCGGGTGGGCGACGTTCCTAACCTGCGCGACTGCGAGATGTGCGACGGTGGCCGTGACCCTAACGTGCGAGAGAAGCCCAAGAGTTGGAGCAACACAGACACCAGCGTGCTGAAGGCATGGGTCGACCTCGCCTACGACGGCGACCCTCCCAAGACCGCAAAAGGTGGCATCTCTACGTCCACAGACACCCTCCAGTATTCCGGCCACCCCCTCCTGGTGGAGTACGCCAAGGGCAAGGCCGCGACCGCCGCTCTGACTCGACAGGTGCCTCTCCTGGAGCGTGCAGCCCGTGTCGGGAAAGTCCGCCCTTGGTTTATCTTCCTCGTCCGTTCAGGCCGTACCGCATGCCGTAGCCCCAACATGCAGAACCCCGACTCTCGCGGGTACTTCCGTAGCTGCTTCACTGCCAACCCTGGCAACGTGGTGGTCTCCATTGACTACTCGACGTTGGAGATGTTCTCCTGGGCACAGAACTGCCTGGAGTTGTACGGCGTGTCGACCATGGCCGAGTGGCTCAACGCCGGTCTCGATGTCCACAGTGTGTTCGGGCGGCACGTCCTCAAGACCTTCTACAGCGAGGACATCACCTTAGAGGAGTACATGGTGCGTCTCAAGGCAAAAGAGGAGAGGGTCGTCAAGTGCCGGAAGTTCGCTAAGGTTCCCATCTTCGGTTGCCCCGGTATGCTGCAGAAGCCTGCCACCCTCGTTGACTACGCGCTGGGCATGGGCGTGGAGCTTAGCCTGTACGAAGCCGAGCAACTCATCCGCCTGTGGAACGAGGTCCTGCTGGAGTCCAGGGAGTGGCTGGATGACCTAAAGTCCCGCGCTCCTGGTTGGGACACTCCCTGGTCTATGCGCCAGCCTGTGTCCCACCGCATTCGCGGGGGCTGCAGCAGCAGCTCAGGGGCCAACAGTTACTTCCAGGGACGTGCGGCAGACTTCTGTAAGGAAGTCATGTACAAGCTCCTCTACGCTTGCCTCGTCGACAAGTCCTCCCCTCTCTTCGGTTGCAGCATCTGGAACTTCGTCCACGACGAGTTCATGTTTGAGGGACCTGCTGACACTGCCCACATCTGGGTGCCAGCGGCACAGGAGATTATGCTCTCCTGTACTAACCGGTACTTCCCTGACGTGGACAAGCACATGCGGACTGAGGCCACTGTGTCCGTCCGCTGGGACAAAGCAGCGGACCTGCACGTCCTGCCCAATGGCAAGTACTTGCCCTGGGAGTTCTCCGACAAGCAGCGCGGCGGCCCATCAGGCGAAACTCTCCCGATGGATTGGTTGACTTCCTGCCCTGAGTACATTATAGAACACCTGAAGGAGACAACATGACGCACGCAGAAGAAGAGAAGTCCTATAAGCTCTGGCTGAGCACGCCCATCTCCGCGCCCCTGACGCAGCCCCCCTTCCTCGCCATCTCCTCCATCGACCTGGGTACCCCGGAAGGGGACGACATAGGCTCCCGCGTTATCACCGTTGTGTATGACTCCGAGGATTCCACTGTCCGAGGGTTCGAGGCATGCAAACGCATGGTTCGGGTAGGGTTCAACGGCGACCTCGCCGTGTATTCCCTGGAGGAAGAAGAGCTTACTGATCCTGATGACCTCTTCGTCACATACGGTTTCGAGGGAACCCCCTCCTTAGAGGAAGAGGTGGATATGTCCGACGACGACATCCGCGCCCTCGTCGACATCTTGGCGGGTCTACCGGAAAAGGAATGGGACTGATGCCTGCGTGGGTGATAATGCGGCAGATAGAACCGATGTGTGTAGTGTTTTCCGAAGCCGATGCTTGGAGGTACACAGACCGTGACAGGTTCCTTCACTACCGACAGGTCTCGATGGGGCCTCACCCCAGTGTCGCAGCCATGGACTTCCAGATGCAGCAGACAAACAGCTGGAAGTGGAAGGCAAAACGGTACGAGAAAGCTGCTCTTCGCCTTGAGGCAGCATACGATGAACTCGCAGAAAAGCATAAAAGATTAACAACCCGCCTTGCAATGATGGCCGAGACAGATTAGAATACCTCCTGGAGAAATGAATGACCGACGCAAAGACTGAAAGCTACAAAGTTCCATACACCCTCTCGTACACTGCAAAGAGTGGAGACCGCTCGTTGAAGAGCACGACCGTCCGCACCTACGAGGTGGTCACTATCCTCGCCGTCCCCGGCACAGGTAAGGCCGCTGCCGCCCGCCGCTGCGCTGCTGCCCGCATCCAGGCGATGGCCCAGACATCAGAGAGTACCTTTATGGGCACCGCCGCCCGAGTTGAGTGGGGCCTACCTATCCCCCTCCTCTCCAAGAGCGCCAGGGTTGCGGCCATCATGGCAGTAGCCACCAGTGACGTGCAGGAGATCTTGAATGAAAAGTGAAGCATCGGAATCTCGCCGGGTCCGGTCGGACTCCAACTACCCTCTCGTTGTCGAACTCATCGGCGTGATGGAGGTCTGCACCAAGAAGGACCTGGGAGATGTCCTGGGAATCAGCAGCAACGCGCTGTCCCGACATCTTCGGAACGCCCTGAAAGCAGGGGACGTGGAGCTTGCACCCGTCGTCCGAATCCCCGGCATGGCGGGCCGTCCCGCCCTCCGTTACCGTCTGGCGGTGAAGAAGTGAAGACCCTCAGAAGCATCCGACAGTGGTTCAGGGTCAACGTCGGGACGATGCTCGGCTGCCTCACCGTGGTAGTCTGGGCACTCTTCCCGACCGTTGCAATCTACGTAATCTGCTGGACGCTTCTCGCATGAAAACCCCACCCCCCTTGTTATTCACGATGGACCCTGGCGCAACCAAGCTGGGGCTCGCATGTTTCACAAGCGGGGTGCTCACCTCCGCTGTCACGATAGCGGCCCCCGAGGACAAACTCCCATATGTGAGTGTGGATTGGCTCCAACAAACTGCAGCAGGCCGAGGTTTCGACCTCGTAACCGAGCGAATGCACAAGCGCCCAGCCCAATCACTATTCGATGAAGACCTCGACCGGGTAGAGTCCTGTCGACTGGCGATACCTCGTATCCTCGGTCGGCAGGGCTTTTCTCGTACATACCAGCCCATGATGTGGAAGGGCAACGCGAACAAGAACACGCACCAGAGGAGGGTCTCCACTGCTCTCAACGCCGAAGAGACGGCAATCTGGGACACCCTTGGCCACGACGCAAAGGACGCTGTCGCTATCGGCCTGTTTCACCTGGGGCGTATAGAGAGAGGAGGGCTGCCTCCCTCCGAGAAGAGGACGCGCCTGATGCCGTCCCTTCCTCCACCCCCTCCCCTGATACGGAAGTAAGATGCCCCTATACGAAATTGCTTGCAGCCGATGCCAGCACCTCTACGAGGAGCTAAAGAAAGCCGAAGACGCTCCTCCCCCCTGCCCTGCATGTGGGGCCAAAGGCAAGACCCTCATGTCCGCTACGACCTTTCACCTAAAAGGTGGAGGATGGGCAGCAAACGGCTACGCCCGGTCGACTAAGCCTTGACACCCTCCCAGAGGGGTGTTAGGAGTAGCTGCATGCGCACAACTACTGATGTCCTCGTAATCCCCGACGCCCACGTTTGCCCCGGACAGGACCTGTCCAGGTTCTATGCTGCCGGGAGACTGGCACAAGACCTGTACTTCGCCGCGACCGCAGCAGGGAGGAACTTCATCGTTATCCAGATGGGGGACTTCGGGGATTTTGAGAGTACGTCGATGCACTCCGACGGCACCAAGGGCTCCATGGACAAGGTGTACCTGGAGGACATCGCAGCGTGCCGTGCTGCCCTTGAAGAGTTCCACCGTGGACTCGGAGGCACCCCCGCCCGTCTCGTGGCCTTAGAGGGCAACCACGAAGGTCCACGGGTATCTCGCCTGCTGAGCAAGAACCCTCGCTACGAAGGGCTGATGGACCCGATGAAGGACATCGGTTGGGAAGAGCGGGGCTGGGAGGTCGTCGCCTTCAAGAAGCTCTTCATGGTCGACGATGTCGCCTTCTCCCACTACTTCACGTCCGGTGTGATGGACCGCGCTGTAGGAGGAGTGAACATGGCTCGCAGCCTGCTGACCAAGCAGTACATGTCCTGCATCGCAGGACACTCACATACCCTGGACTTTAGCTCCCTCGCACGGGCGGATGGGGTTCGCCTGAGTGCCATGAGCACAGGGGTCTTCTGCGACTTCAACGACCCCATCTTCGACTGGAACGGCTCCAGCCACAACTATTGGGCAGGTCTGGTCATCCTTCGCCGTGTCGAGGGGTCGGACTTCGACACGGAGATGCTCCGGTTGTCGAGCCTGATGGAGGACTACGCGGAATGAGTGCTTGGTGGGCCAGCAAGGCTACGGCAGTAGAGACCCGCATCCTGATAGCGATGGAGATCTCCGACTCCGCTTGGATGTCCACAGACGACATCGTCGACCACTGGCTCCTGTACGCATACGACTGCGAGGAGCACATCCGAAGAGCCCTCGGCAACATGAAGCGCCGAGGGTGGGTCGTCAGCCGCCCTATTGAAGAGCGGGGAGTCCATCAATGGAGGACTGTTGTCGAAGGTATCGGTATCCGCTCTACTCAAGAGCTTTAAGTATCACGTCTCCGATGGCGGTGCCACCGAGCCCCGCTCCGAGCGCAGCGGTCAGGACCCACTTGACCGTCTTGCGGGAATTTTCCCAGCCCTTCGCGACACCATCGACGGTGACCTTCAGACCGGCGACGGCTTCCTTGACTTCCACGATAGCGGCTTCGTTTTCAGTGACCTGCACCTCGACGTGTTCTCCGCAGCGGCGCTCCTCTTCCAGCTTGCGGAGACGGGCGTCAGTCACCGACCACCTCTCGGCCTGCACGGCCATCGAGCTGGACATCCCCTGCATCAACGTCATCATCTGAGGGAGGACATCGACTTTTTCCTCGATTCGGGCGACCCTTTCGTTGAGAGGGGANGGGGTAGTAGGGTCAGACACATGTTCGCCGTGTTTTAGGTGGGGCAAAAGAAAGGGACACCGGCTTTTTATAACCCGGTGTCCCTCCTTCCGCAAGTCTGTTATTAGTCCTTTCGCGCCAGTTCTACAACGGCCCGCAGATAACGCACTCGTGACATGATCTTTCGCATCTCCGAAAAAGTCAACCGACGGTCAACGGCGGACGCCACGACGCACTCAACGAGGTCCCAGGCAGCGTCAAAGATGGCAGGCAGCTCGGAGGCGTCGATGTTCGAGGACTCCAGACGTGCGACCAGAAGGGCGATGCGTGCTTCAATCTTCTCAAGGTTCATTCTACTTCCTTTTTGGGGGGAACACTCCCCGTATCACGGCGGAGACCTGTGCGCCACACTACTTGGTTGACTTCTTCCCAGAACACTTCCACCGTTTCCGGGACAGGTTGTTCGGAGTATTGGGGTCGTTCTGCTTTTTCTTAGGTAGTCCCTTCTTTATGCCCGCGCTCCTGGCGCAGTACGCATCCCCTTTCTTGGTTCCGGGTTTTACGCGAGCGCCTCCCCCCTTTGCCTTACCGGCTTGGCCGTAGCTGACCTTCTTGCCGGAGGCAGTGGTCTTTACCTTGGCCTTACCTTTGGCGGGGGTAGCTCTCTTCTTCTTCACGGGTGGCATGCTCTCTCCTCTGTTCTTGCTAAAGGGCTACGTCAGACCGGGGATGGATACCGTCTCAATGTCGTTAGAGACCATTGAGTTGAGCTGGAGCTTGGTATCGTTCTGGTCGGTTGAATGCACTTGGTTCCTGATTCCATTTGCGTAAGAGTCATTGGTTCCATCTCCCATCAGCCAGACCTGGGTCGAGGCTTTAGAAGTGTTGTTACCGACCTGCCAGTTCGAGGTGCTATTGCTGGCCCAAGGTGCACGGTAGGTCTGCCCAGTCTTGTGGTCAGCCATCCACTTCACAGGGTCGGTCACCATCAGCTTAATCTCCGCATCGGAGGGCATGGCCACGTTACGCTCAAGTGTGGTAACCACCATAGAAGCAACCTTGCCGTGGAAGTTACGGTTAGAACCTCGTCCAGCAATGGTGAAGTCCCCGCCTATAGCCCGGTCCATGCGTCCACCAGTGTTGTACCACCAGCTGTAAAGCAGGGCCTTCGTCGTCAGTTCTTCTCCGACAACACCCGTAGTCAGGTTCACGAACCTAATGCTGAAACAGTCCGAAAGGTTAGCCGCTGTAGCGTTAGCTCCACTGAGCCTCTCACCCGTGTGGGCGATATAGAGCCCATACCAGTTTGAAGGGTTCATCGTCTGGAAGTAGACCTCGTTCAGTGCGCCCTGCCGACCCCACCCGAAGAAGAGGTTGCGGCTCGCATCCATACGCAGGTAGATGTTGTCGTCCGTAGACCCTGCACCCTCACCGCTGTTCCAGATGTGCTGGTTGGAGTTATTGCCATCGACTCTGAACACAATAGATGTAGCCCAAGGGCGAGAGTTGGAATCTCCTGACGTGTTGCCAGAAGTAGTTGGAGCAGCAACGGTCACCGCGAGGGTGGACATCCGCAAAGCGTTGTGGTTGTAGCTGGAGGATACCTGCTTGGCGTGCTGGCTTGACCCGGAGAAGTCCAGTGCCTTGTTCCACGAGGTCAAGTTGGACGCAACAGAACCACTGATGGCGAAGCTTGTAGCGCTACCAATGCCATTGTGGTCGGTGTACCAAGAGAGGGGAGCAACTCCAGCAGGGATAGAGAACTCGACGTAGGCCCCTGCATCATTGGGATTACCTACGCGGGTAATCCCTGTTGTAAACTCGGTGGACCCATCTGCTGTGAATCTCAGGTCGTCGTCCGCGTGGAGACCCGTGACATCTGTCCCCACGTACTTAACGTCAGCCATGAGGAAACGGTAAGTGTAGCCTGCCGATAGCGCAGGCATAGTACCAGAACCGTCGAAAAGGAGAGTGTGGGTAGGCTGGCCTACGACCTGAATCCAGTTAGCAGGAGCAGGGATGTTGAACTCAGAGACACCCGTTGTCGAGAAGTCTGCCTGGGTGCTGACAGCAGCGAAGGATACCTGCACTGGGATAGTCCCAGCATAGCCGGTCGTCAGCAGGGACCGGCTAAAGGTCCCTCCATTACCAAGCGAGGGCTCGTTCATGATGCTGTTCGAGTTACAAGCAATGACGCCAATATCAGTGCCATCAACCTCAATAGCGTAGTCATAGAGTGCGGCAGTCAGGCTGTTAATGACCACAGCGTCAGTCGTACCATTCTGCAAGGTGCTCCGGTGAGAGGTCGCGCTAACGTACTCCCACTTGATGAACATCTCCCAGTCCGCGTCCTCGACAGTAGTCCAGACAGCGGCCCCATCACCAATGCCCAGGTAAACCACATCACCTGCAGCCTGAAGGGCTGGTAGGATGTTGGTCTCAACGTAAGCCTGGGAGATCATGAAGCGCTGGCCGGATGCAATGGTGTCTTCTAAGTGGACAACAGACCCATCATCCAGGGTGTCCGCATCTACCAAAGGCGTGGAAGTGTTCTCCCAGGTGAAGCCACTGAGAGCAGTAGCAGGGGCAGTAAGGTTCGAGACCACGATGTTGAAGCTGGCAGAAGCAGAGCCGAAGTTGTTGGTCCGCGTCACTGTAGCGACGATAGTATCGCTGGGGTTGCTGACGTTATCTCCAGTGACCTCTGGGAGGGTCCCTTCAATGTTCGCGCCCACGATGCTGAGACCGGGGGTAGCAGGAACGAAGGCGACAGCGGTCGTAAAGCTGGCGTCAGCAGGGGTGATCTGCAGGTTAATGGCGCTCAGCTCATCCGCAGTAACGTGCGAGAAGCTGAAGGCAGCAGGAGCAAACAGGTTGTCTGCCTGGGTGGTAACCACGTTCCAGGTAATCTCAGAAGTGTCAACAGGTGCAGACGTTGCCGTGCTTGTGTAGCCCGTTGCAGGGGCGTACCAGATGCGTCCAGGCTGCGTATCGTCGATAAAGGTCTGTTGGGTAGCTGCTCCAGCTCCTCCATTCCCCGAATCGTAATGCTCGGCCTCTTCCTGGGTGGCAAACAGCGGGTAATTGAACACGCCGTCAGGACTCTCCACGTAGTGGTACGTCATCACAGGGGCAACAGGGTCAACAGCTACACGCAGGGGAGTCTCAACAAGGGTACTGTTCTGGTCCCAGAGCTTAACCACCAAGCGATAGTTACCAGCCGGGGTTGTGGTTCCCCGGCGTGCAGTCATAATCCAATCATTGGTACGACCAGCATCCCAGTACCAGACGGTGATGTATCCCTCGTTGTTGATACCCACCTTGAAGAGGACCTCGTCCATGTTGTCGAAGGCATCTTGGACAGTAGTGTTGTAACGCATCATTGCGTCATTGCCGTAGAACGACCAACCTGGGCCGTAGCTCAGACCACCAGTTCCGTAGGTAGTCCACGGTGCCTTGTAGGAACCATAGTCATAGAAGGCATTCCCCCAAGTGATTCCCGAGTGGCCGTTGCCGGAGTCGTTAAGCAGTGCAGCCTGCATCGTGGCATCATCAGCGTCAGACAACGCCAAGATGAACCTACCTTGGCCCGTTACCTTGACCGTGAAGTACTCACCTGCAGCGTCAATGGTCTCGTCGGACCAGTAACGAGCGCCATGTCCAGAGCTGACATCACCAGCAGTGGTCAGGATGTGGGTGGGTGTTCCCGTTGTAGGGGTCTCGCCCTCCGCGTCGTTGCCTGTGACAGCAACCCCCGCCAGGGTCTCATAGGAGGGGATGTAGTCTCCACCAGAGGCCACAGGGCTGACGGCGAAGTATGCGTTCAAGGCGTTAACCACGTCGTTGATAGAGCCACCTGCGTCAGCAAGGCTCAACGTCAAGTTATCATGGTTCAACCCGGAATACAGGACAACATCAGACTTGACGGTCTTGATGGAGACCGTCCCGTCACTCTCGGCAGAAGCATAGATGGAGTTGACCCCGTGGGTGTCTCCGTTGCTAAACATCACAGAAGTGTTGGTTGCGTCTCTCTCGAAGTCCATGTGCTCGGTCTGAGCGAAGGAGGTTCCGCCAGTCTCGACGGAAGGGTTGGTCCTGTCGTTAATGTAGGCGATGCAAGCAGGAGCGTCAGCAAAGGCTGCTCCATCTTCATCCAAGAACTCAGTGAAGAGCATCTTGTAGAACTCGTACTCGGTTTCGCCAGCAGTGGAGCGCACGTCGTTAATGATGTTGATGCGGGTGGCGTCCTCGCCGTCTACTTCTGCTGTTAGGCAGGCGTACCAATAGGCAGGCTGGCTGCTCCCTTCAAAAAGGATGCAAGCGCCGTTGTCGTTTCTTTTAATTGTAATGGCCACTGTCTACCTACGTATCGTGCTGAGGATGGCGAGGGGCTGGACGAGAACAGGGTTGTCGGCCTTGATTGCAGGGAGAGCGAACGCTCTCACATCCTCGTTGGAGGCAAAGTACGCGGTGATGGGCACGCGGTTTAGGAAAGCTTTTCCCACAGTCCCCGTTCCGTAAAAGATAGGCTGAGCTGTCAGGGGGAACGTAAAGGTGATGTTCCCGTTTGCTGCCCGTGTGGCCCAGATGAGGCCCACTTCGATAGTTGTGTTTGCTACCTGGGGCACGATGTTAAAGTCGAAACGGCACGCAGCGAGGTCTCCCACTTTTGCCTGGGAGAAGTCCAGACGCCCAGTGGCTGCTGTGTACCTAAAGTCCCCTGTCTGTACCGCCGCGTTGTAGGTACTATTCTCAGTAAAGTCAAACATCTTCGTGAAGCCCGGAGGCATGTACGCTCCTCCGAACAGGCCAAGACCTTGAGCAGAAGAGGGCTCCGGGTCCGTCCAGTAAGGCGCGTCGTTCTCCGCCTGCTTTGTGGCGTCAAGACCGAAACGAAGCCAAGTGCCCGTATCAGCCTGCTCCTGGGTGTAGGCGACGTTTGTGCCGAGCAGAGTTCCTGCAGTGCCGTCCGATCTGTCGGAGAATCCTGCGGTGTACTCGTACCCGCCTGTTACGACTGCGATGTCCTCCGATAACGCCACATTCGACGTGTCGATTACCGGAGGAACAGAGGGAATGTTCTGCGCCAATTAGGGTACCTGCTATATTTTATGAAGGTTTGTTTGCACACATGGTGCTATCGACTGCAGCTATTTCCCACTTGGCGGTTAGGGAGCCGATTGCTCCGCCCGATGTCTGCTCAAAGTACGTACAGAATCCCCAGGTGTCAATCGCTCCCATACTGGCGGTATTCTGCAATGCGATAATCTGACCAAAGTTCCGAGGGATTCCGTTGTCGTCCAGTCCGTAAATCGAGCTGGTGGCTTCCACGTTGTTTATAGCAGAGTTAGTAGAGCAGGTCAAGGTACCGATCGCCCAAGGATCCTCCGTTGCAATCTCCACGTTTGTGCCGCTGGAGTTTGTTACGTGCGTCACTACGCCAGGGGCGATCTTAGCGGTGGGTGAAGTCCGGGTGATTCCCACGCCCAGTCCAAACACTCCACCCTGCAAGTCCGCGTCCCGGTCCAGCAGCACGATAGCAGCGCCCAAGTAGCGGGGCACCGTGGAGTCGATGTCGCTGACCCGGACCATGATCGTCTTCGTGCCGTCGAGGATGGACGCCTCAGTCACAGACAGGAGCGTGGCCAAGGAAGACAAAGGTGCCGTCAAGATAGCGGCGTCCCGGATGTCCTGGATTGCATCCGCTGCGACAGCGTTGATTGTGATGCTGCCCGAGCCATTGTCCACAAATCCCGCCCCGTTCAGGTTTGCCCTGTCGTCTCGGTTCTTTGTGAAGGAGCTTAGGCTGAGGTTCGTCCAAGCAACCCCGGCTTCCTCTTCTTCGCCGCCGCCGCCGCCCTGGCCAAGCAAGGTACCTTCGGGGTCTGGAATAAGCTGGGCCATCAGGAGTCGACGCGGGAGTAAACAGTCACGTTGATGGTACCGGTCACACCGGCAGCAGGAGAGATGGAAACCCCTACCCGTTCTTTGTCCAGGCGAGATGTCGTCACACCGACTCGGTTCTGTCGCTGCTGAGAAGCACTGTAAAGTGCCCCCAGGCTCGTTCCTGCCACGTTGACCTCCGCAGACGAGGCCAAGTCCGAGGGGACCAGCGTAACGCCAGCGTAGGCCCATGCAACGTCACGGGAGGGCACAGCGCTGCCCAGGTCGGACTCCGTGTAGTACCCGTTCACGATGCGTACATCGCAAGAGCCGCCGACAGCTGCACCACCTGCCGCGTCAAGCGCGGTCTGGTCCACAACAACCCGGTGGATGTCGCCGGAAAGGCCCATCGTGGTCGAAAGGATCAGGTTGGAGTAAGCACCGGGGGTGTAATCCGCTTCCGTGAAAGCGAAGGTCTCCTTACGGGTGCAGTGTCGGCCAGACATCAAAAGGACCCAGGCTTGAGGAGGATGTATCCTGCGACAGCAGCAGCCCCGACTACAACGCCCACCTGNACAGCAGTAACGTCGGCTGCTCCATCAAAAGCAATCGCACCGTCAGTGGTGCTGGCGAAGATTGGCGCTCCGTCGCCCGCACTGCTGGAAGTGTCTGCGCCGACAACAGCCCAGTCAGTGGCCACGCCGAACTGGCCGCTCACCATCTTGGGGCTGAGCAGAACCATCTTGACGATGTCAGCGGAGGCCGCGACATCAACAACCAGGGTCGAGCCAGTGAAGCTCGAAGGGCTGACGAGAGGGGTGTCCGCTGCGACCAGTGCCGCTCCTGCTTGGATGGACACTTGCTCGGCACGACCGTAGGTCTTGCTGGAGGAGGTCTTCATCCCCACAAGGTTCCTGCCGCTGTTGCGACGAAGGACGGTTACTGGGATTGCCATGGTTTTCTAACTCCGGTGGGTTGGTGCAAATCTTCTAACATGGTGCAGGCAGGAGTGCAAGTATTTTTATGGCCCCCCCGTGAAAATACTCCCTTGACAGATTGGGCCAAACCGACTACCCGCGCTACATGTGATAGTACTCTTTAGAGAGAACCTTGATTGCTGTTCCCAAAACCTGTCCAGGGTAAAAGTCGCCGCGCACGCGCGATTGCATTATCCGTGCCAAGTTGTAAGGTACTGAAAAGAGGAGAAGGAGAATAAACCATGACATGAATGTCGTGGTGGTGGGTCAGAAAGTATCCATGTGTTTTTATCCCCCTAATAATTTATAAAAATTATCCGAGAGCTTAAATAAATTATTAGGGGTATACTAAGTACCCTAATAAATTATCCTAAAATTATCTCAGCTTTCCAAAACTCGTCATCGAAGACGAGCCGTCGGAAATAATCCATGTCTATTGGACGCGGGTCGTTCTTCGCAGCGTTGATTTCCCAGTGTCCTTTGACCTCTTTTAGGCCGGATTCCACTTTTATTTTCCGAAAAGCCCACGCCGCGTGCAGTAAATCTTGTCTCGAAATGGGCGGATACCACGCTTTTCCGAGCTTGGTGTGGTGCTCCAAGGTCTCTCCAGCGATGCCACGGGGCCTGGAACTGGGGCCAGGGTATAGAATACTCACCCCGTAGGAGGAGGTATTGCTCCAGTCTGAGCCCCCGCAATGTTGCGTCACGGCGGTCCACGGAGCCGTCTCGTACAGGATTCCGCTCGCAACCACGGCGCTGTACCCTGTCCCACGGGGGGCATTTACCTCGCGAAGGAGGTCCAACCACTCGAATACATCCATGCCTATCTTGGCGTCTGGACCACCTGTGGCCCAGTGCAGGACCCCCCGTTTGCAGACGGAGCGGGGCCTCCTGAGCGTCTTGAAAGCGCCCAGGAGCAGCTCGTCGTTTCCATTGAAGCGCATCATTCTGTCGCCCTCTTGGCAGCGTCCGCGTTCCTCTTCTGGGTGAGACGGCGGCTCTCCTCCTTGGTCGGTACGTGCATTTTGGTCTTACCCATCTCCGATGCTACGATTTCCCAGACGGGGCCACCCACGGAGAAAGCCTCCATGAAGCTATCCCCAGAATCAGCGCCCCACTGGTGCCGAACGAGTGGACCCATGATGTTCACCGTCCTCCTCCAACCGGGGGAAAGCCTTGCCAACCTGAGCTTCCGCTGGTCTGCGACGGTCTTAAAACCTCCTGTGGCCTTCACCTCCTTCTCTTCCACGCCCAAGTACGCAGGAAGCCCGTCAAGGGCCATGAGGGCACTGTCAGGGGAGTTGATGTAGGCCATTGTCGTGGTCTCGTTCTCGTTCATTCGGACGGGACCGTCGTAATCTCCACCGTACTTAGGGTCTCCGCCGCTCCCCATGAAAGCCTGTAGCGCTATCGTGAGGAAGGGGTCGATGAACTGGGAGCTTGTCGCCCGCATGTAGTCGATGAACCTCCCGCGATTGTTGTGAGTAACGGGCTCGTCGAATCCGGTTCCGACAACACCTGCCGTCATTATGGCAGTGTTGATGGCGATGGCCACCAGCCCCAGGCTGATGAACTCCGGGGTAGCAATCGCCGTGCTACCGGTCTCCGCCCCCAGCATCGCCTTGCCGATTGCAGCCTCTTCTTCCGTCGCGTCCTGGGTAATGTACGACTGGGTCCCCTTCGCGCCAAACCACGGGTCGGGATTATCCTCGTCTCCGGTACTGGCGCTGTCCGCAGCGATTTCCTGGGCCTTGTACATCTGGATTAACCGGCGGGACTTCGCTCCCGACGCCAGGGTGGATGCAGTGTGTGCCACAGCGTTTCGCCACATGGACGCAAACATCATCACAGGGACCTGACTCAGGACCTCGATACAGGCCAGACGGGGTGGGTACTTCCAGTCGAAGTACGCTTCCCTTACAACCCGGCCAGCGTCCTTAGCAGCGACCCCGTTGGTCATACGCTGGTGCATGTACATCCCAATGCGCTGCTCCGTCTCGATGGTGTCCATCGCCTTGCTCCAGACGTTGGCCCAGTCCCCGTCTACGAACTTGTGGAAGTTGTCGCCGAGGATGGATGTGCTGGGGCGTGCGCCGTCGATGCCTAAAACGGGAGGGATGAGGAACTTACCAGCGCGGGTCTCAAAGACACCCTCTTTCATCATTTCGCGAATAATCTGGCGCTTCTCCAGCACCTCACCCGCTGCAGTACGGAATGTGTGGTTAGGGGGGATGATGGCGTCGTCCATGATGCCCCGGATCATTGGGTTGATGCTGCCCATCTGCGGAGCAGGAATAGACGAAGCACTCTTCTGCCCAAGAATGGCACCATCTCGGGCAACCTGTGCAAGCCTCGCGTCCATCGCGGGGACACCAGAGTCGAGGAAGGATATTCCCCCTCTCTTCAAGAACTCGTCAGCGGTCTCTTGTGTAGCCTTCTTCCAGATTGAGAAAGCCCTCTTCGATGAGATAGTCGCCGCGAACGCGGCAGGACCTCCGGCAGTCGTAATGGCCTGCGTGATGCCGCCATGGAGGTTGTTGATGAAGTAGGCGGTGCGCGGGAGAATAATCCCCGAAGTCATTCCCTTACGGCCCAGCATGACCAGACTGGTGATGGAGGGTGCCACATGCTTCAAGTCGGGGGATAGGAGCCACGTTTTGCCCGCGTCCTCTGCTTTGGTCATCCACGAAATGTCGTTTCCGAGGAAGTCCATCAGGGGCCGAGGGACGACCGCTTTAAGGCCGCTCTGGTTGTCGGCAGACAGGACGAGGTCCCAGCTCGCGCCACCCCCCTTCTGCGACCTCTTGGCGGTACTTCGGAAGTTTTCCGGGGAGATACCCATCTGCTGGAAAAGTGCCCGCACTTCTGCGGCACGGTTAAAGGCGTCGGAGCCCTGGTTCTTGCTCAGCTTCACGGCTTGCTTGAGTGTGCCCATGTCGAACCCTGCCTGGATTCTGGCGAGGTCTTCCACCATCCTGGCACCAGCGGAAGCGTTGATTACTCCCGCCGAGAGGTGCTCGTGCAGCTTCATTGTTTCGCCTGCCGCGCCTCCTCTCAGACTGGCCCGCATCCTCTGCACAAACTGGGAGTAGGTGATGTTGCTCGTGGCGGACTCTTCGATTATCTCGTTCAGCATGGCGTTTAGTATCTTGGCCTGCTCCCCGGACTTCCTGCCAGACCCGAGGAAGCTGTGAGATATGGTACGAAACGCGGAGGTGTCTTTACGTGCGCTTTCTTCAAGGTTCCGCAAAAACCGGAGACCTTCAGCCAAAGGTGCTTCCGACCCCGCCTGACCGAATGTCCCCAACTGGTTTGTTGGAGGGGCGTCCATCCACTGGCCCAAAGACCGGAAGATGGCGTCGTCGGACCTGCCCGCCTTCCTCATCTCTGACACGAGGGAGAAGACCTCCTTCCGCCCCATCTGGGACATCTCCTCTCCAAGCCTACCGGCGTTGTAGACATCTTTGTTCGCGACCATCTTAAAGATGTGTCGCATCCCGGATGTCTTTAGCCCTGCGACGTAGCCCTCCATCCGAGCGCCCATAGCTGTGGCAGTACCAAGGGCACCCCCTCCGAGGAGGTCGACACCCTGTGCAGCGGACAGGTAGGACTGCATCCCCCACGCGGAGAAGGGCACGTTCTTGGCTTGCTGCGAGGCCACGTTGAGAACCCTGCTCGCTTCTATGGGTGTAAGGTCCGCGCCTCGTTGGCTCAGGCGCTGTCCTACCGTCTCATACGACTTGCCCCCTGCCCTGGTAAGGGGGACCGCTTGTATAGCCTCCCAGACATCCTTTCCGCCCATGTTCTTGAGCATGGCGATCTTCCCCTCCGGGTTGAGCGCCTCGAAAGCCTTGTAGTTCATCGCGGAGGGTGCCCCTTCGGGGGCCAGGAGTCTCCCACCCCGAATGGTGTCGGCTGCCTTACGTAGACTCACCTCGGCGTCACCGAGGAAAGACGAGACGCGAGCCTGCATGCCTGCCCCCTTCATCATTCCTGGACCGGATGCCGCATTCAGGACACGGATGACAGCGTCGTCGTTCCTCTTTATCGCAGTACCCGCGTCCATCGAAAGGGAGAGCGTGGCGTCTTTGTCAGCGGAACGGATAAGGGTGTCCAAGTTCCGACGTACTTGGTTGGATGCCTTCTTGGACTCGAGGAACATCGCCTTGACCGCGACGTTTGCCTTATCCGAGCCATGTGCTGCGAGACGGATGAAAGTACTGTTCACCTTCCCCAACGCCTTGTTTACCGACGCAACAGATGCCGTGCCCGCAGTCACCTTCTCCAACCCGGAGATGGCTTCGTTGAATGCCGCCCTCGCTGCCTTAAACTCCCCCGGTGCAGCGCGGTAAGCACCCTTCCCCATCACCCCGAACTTCTCCAGCTGGGCGATGTGCCCTTCCAGCAGGCCCTCTACCAGACCTGTGGAGACAGCCCGGTGCTGAAGGGCTGCGGCTTCTGCTTTGGCTACCGCCAATCGGGTGGCTGCCGTTTCCGTCGAGTAGTGGATGCTCTCGTGCGCGGGGCGGTACTTGTCGCCCCCCTTTGGGTTCACACCCTTTACCCGCTTGGATCCACTATCCTCGAGAATCTTCGCAACCTCCGCCTGCTTCTTAGCAGCTGCCGCATTCCTCTTGGCAATCTCCTGCTGCACTTGGAAGACTTTAGCCTCATCCCCCTTACCAACGATTCCACGCATCGCTTCACGAACCTGGATCTTTACAGCCGGAGAGATGTCATCCCACCCTCTGAGGAGGGAGATGTCCACTTCTTTCCCTGACGCCATAGCCGCGTCAAAGTCCTTCTTGAATAGGGCGACAGCGTCTGCCTGCTTTGTGGCGTGCCTCGAGTACATCAGCCCCTTGCCAGCGCGGATAGCCTTCACGCCGACGCCGAGACCTTTTAGTGCGAGCATGAACCCGTCCGGGGACACCATCGCGGCGGTCATTGGGCCCAGGAAATTCTTGCTGAACTCGTCGCCCGACATGTACGACTGGCCGGTGTACATCCCAAACAATGCGGGGACACTGAGCCCCGCTTCCTCCCTCGCCGCCTTGGCCTCGCCGAGAGTGCCCCCTTCGAGGAGAGCCTCCGCCCCCTTATACGCGCCGTAGTATGCTTTCACTGTGCCCCGAGGCCGAGCACGCTGGACTATAGCTCCAGTATGGTCGTAGTCGCGGGGCTGGACAAGGCCGCCGGTCTCCCGCTCCAACGCGGTGTACATGTTCACGCCGGTAAGGGAGCGGATGGCCACATACGGCAGAACGGTCAACATGGTCGTGTCTGCCTCCGTAAGGTAGTCCCATGACGGCTTGTTTGAGCGGATTTCCGCGATTGTCTCAGGAGAAGAAACGGCCTCGTCCATCGCCTCGAGCCATTCAGTGAGACCTCCCTCTTCCCCCGTCCTGCGAAGCTCGCTGTCCTTCTTTTCAAAGATCTTCTGCTGGACATCTGCCGTAGCCAAGGGGGCGGAGGTTACATCCTGAATCAGCTTCGATAAGACATTCCCATCAGCGTCTGTTGAGAGTCCCGCAGAGGGGTAGGCGTAGGCGACAATTTGGCGGGGTCGCACCGCTCCTACTTTGGAGGGGATGACGATATTGCCGTCGTCGTCCAAGAAGTCTTTCGTCTCCATGCCTATCAGGTCGGTGGCCACACCGGCTACAAACCCGGCTGCCCCCTTGCCCTCCTTAATGTCGTCCTTAATCCCCAGCGCTTTGGTAGCGCCGGAGTACGCGCCCTGGGCGGCGGTAAACGCATCGTATGCGAGGCCCGCAACGGCACCGTCTCGCTCAGGGATTTTGCCCTCCGCGATGGTCTGGGTATCCTCCTTGTCGGAAATGATCTTCTTAGGGTTCGTTATTGGCCTACCTGCAGAAGACGCCGCTTGGATGTTCACCGCGATGCTGACTGACTCCTTCTTAATATCGGCATCTATCTCCCTCATCTCTTCCGATGTCATGGCATCGTAGCCGCCTTTGGCTACTATTTCCTCGTGCTTCTTTTTGCGGAGGGCCTTGTCCACGATTTCCGTGAGCGAGATAACGGAGACGGTGTCGACCCACTGGCCGTCCCGCTTTTCGAGGTCCGAGGGAACACTAATAGTTTCCTTCCCTAAGAGTTCCCTGTACCCTTCCCCAATGTTGATGACCATCTCGTTGGAGGATTCTGGCCTGCCGTGGTCCACGTAGGGGCTATCCCGTTCCGCCTGAGCGGACTGGGAGTCCTTCTGTACACGGGGGACCCGCGCACCCTCGCGCACGGGTACACGGGTACCGGCAGGAATAGGCTTGCCCTGGAAATCTCGGAATTCTCCCTCGCCAGCAACCTTGTAATTAGCCGGAGGAGGGGCAGAATCGACGGCAGGGGCCGGAGGAGGGGCAGAATCGACGGCGGGGGCACGCGCACCCCCGCGTAAGGGCATGCGCGTGCCCGCAGGAATAGGCTTACCTTGGAAATCACGGAACTCCCCCTCGGCAGCAACCTTGTAGCCTGCCGGGGGAGGGGCGACGGCAGCCGCAGCCTCCGCGTCAATAACACGTTGTTGTTCAGCGAGGGAGGGGACTTTGTTTTGGGCCATGGGAGACCATAACCCTAAGTGGTCTCCTGCGCAACATCTTCAGGCTTTTTATCTGCCCCTCCGACTGCCTTTGCGGAACCACTGGCGGCCAGCGCCTTTTTCTTGGGCATCCCCATGGACCCTCTTGCACGGAAGAGACCTTCTTCGACGTTCTGCTTGCGTTTCTCCCGGTCGTTTATATCGCGTTGAGCCAGGTACGCCTGTCGGCCCTTCTTCTCCAGTTGCCTCGCATCTTGCGTCCACTCCCGCCAGATCATGTTAGCGTCCATGCTGTCGTCGTAGCCCTTCGAGCTCTTCCAGTCGGTGTAGTACTGCTGCCCCTGGATGTGCTCCTTCATGTTGATGACTTCGGGACGCTCAGGCTGGGCTTCTATGGTATCCAGCATCTTTGTGTAGTTTGCGTGAGCATCGGACTTGGGAACTACCCCAAAGCCAGGGAGAGGGTTATCAGGGTCCCACGCCTCGCCGTACACTTCCTCAACCTGCTCTTTCATGCTGGCGGCGTGGGCCTCCTCGCTGGTGGCACCCCCGCTACCGGCACGCTTGAGCATGCCCTGAATCTCTTCGCTTTCCTCGAACTCGGAAGACGTTAGGTCATTGACTTCGTTTGAGACGCTCGCGTAGTAGTCCGTGAGCCACCCACCATTTGCATCGTAGACTGACTGGACCGCCTCGCTGGCTGTGGGGTCAACCCCTGTGATTGCGGCGAGGGCCTCAATGTTGTTGATGTGGAGACGTTTCTCGCGGAGGGAAGCGTTCCGGTTCGCACCGAGCCAAAGCATCTCCTTCTCCATCATCTCCGCGCCGGTCTCTACACTTCCACGGTCTTCATTGTACCCACCTGTACCGGGGACAGGAGTGCCGCCCCCAGACTTTGCCCGGAGGCGGGCCTCTTTGCCCTCCTTCGCCGTGGTTGGGAAGCCGACATTGCCCGCATCCATGTTCATAAGGGTGGCGACCCCTCCACTGCTGATAGCGGCAGCCTTCCTGTTACCCATCTTGGCGCTTTTGTCGATCATTGCCGCAACGTAATCGGAGACCCCCATGGCGGACTCGATTCGGTCCTCCAACAACTTAGCCTCGGCAATGTTTCCCTGAAGGCGGAGACGTGCAGACGCCTGCTTCGCGGTGGAAGATATTTGGCGGTTCCTCATCATCGCGTCTACGTTGAGCTTGAGACGGGAGCTGCGCTCTTCAAGTCCGGCCTTGTAGAGCGCCATCTCTTCTTCGGCCATCTTGTCATAAATTTCCATGCTTTGTTGCATCTTCTGCATCGGAGAGGAGAGACCACTGTACGGGTCCCTCTCCGCCAGCGCGGCACTCGCGCTCTGACGACCGCTCATCACGGCACCAGTGGCACCTACGACCTGTCCTGCCGTGCGGACACGGTGCTTCCTGCGCTCTTTGATGTACGCGATGGCATCGGCGTTTGCGGTAGATTCGGCCATTATATTTTCCCCATGAGTCCGCCGAGGAGGTCCGCACCCTTGAAGACATTCGCCATGAATTGCTGCCGCCTCTGGGTCTGTCTTTCCGCCTCGGACGTTGCTTGCGCAATGGCAGCAGCCTTACGGCTCGCGTTGGCACCCTCTTGGTACTTCTTGGAGTCCCCGACAGCTTTGACGGCGGCATCTGCGGCCAGCTTCTGTGCTTTCTCCACGGCTTCCGAGTAGCCCTGTCGGACAACAGAGCCTTCACCGGCCCCGGTTGCCATCCGGTTTCCCTCGGACTGCGTAGCGATAATTGCTGCACCAGCGGCATTCCTTGCATCTTCCTCGTATCCAGCGAGTTCGCGGTCTCCGACCTGGAATTTTTTGTTGAGCGCGTCTTTTGCGTTCTTTTTGAGAGTGCGGTTGAGCCCCGCCTTGCCCTCGTCTACGCGCCTGTCTCCGAAAGCCATGCCTACTCCATCAACTTGTTGAATAGTTTATCCGCGTTCGCCTTGCTGAGGCGGTTGAACCTCGTGGCACTTGCACGACTCCGCGAACCGGCGGCGCTTGCGGCGCTCTGGAAATCCGCTGCGCCCTCTTTGAGCTTCTCGGAGAGCTTCGCCTTCGCCTCAGGCTTGCCCATGTTATCTTTGATGCCCTGGACACCTTCCTTGAGCTTGGCACCTTTCCCTCCCGCAGCAGCGGGACCGGCAGTTCCACCGACACCGGAAGCGGCAGAAGCGGTACCACCCACACCGGGAGGCACCGGTATGAGTCCCGCACCTGCAACAGGAACGGTAGCGGCGGTGCCACCAGCGGCAGCGGCAGTACCACCAGCGGTAGCGGCGGTGCCAGCAGCTTTAGCCCCGAGACCAATGAGTTTAGCGGCGAGAACAGGGAAAGGCATTAGCTCTTTCCTCCAGTCATGTCACGCTTGATTGCCATTACGCGCTGCTTTTCAGACATTCCGGGGGTCAGTTGGTCGTTGTATATCTGTTCTCCGTACTCCCGCGCCTTCTCCGCTGCGGGATTGCCCATCGTTCTGGACTTCGAGGTCACAACTATCTCTTCTTCAGGGGCTTCCTCGGGGCCGAGGGTGGGGCCAGGAGGGAGCTTCGCCATGTACTCTTCGTGCGCCTTCTCCAGACGGTCCCTTGTTGGCTGAAGGGTATTTGTCGGGGCACCCTTATCGAACCCTGCCTCAGCCGCACTGGGGCTGGTCGCAAGGACTTTAGCAAACCCCGTGTCTTCAGGGCGGATCTTTATAGTCCTATCGCCCTTCTTTGCGACGATGTAGGATGCAGAAGCAGGTTCCGCTGCGATAAGCTCGTAACTCCACGGGTCCCCTTTCGGCGACCACGCCTCGTAGTTGTCGTTGTCCTCGTGCTTGCTGACGACAGCCTCCCGCTTCTCATCCGGAGTGATTTCGCGGATGGTGCTCAGGTCGACATCGCCAAACTTGATGTCGTCGAGCAGGTAAGAGCTGAGGTCCTCTTTGACCCCGATGTCGTCCGTCCCTGCGAGGTCCGACTCTATGGCGGCGAGGGCATCGGTACGGGACTCTTCGCGCTCGGTTGGCCCACCACGTAGGTAGCTACCGACGCGGGAGAGGAGTTTTGGGTTGACTGCCATGGGGAGGGCCCTCTAAAAGATAGTATGCCGGTACCTATAACACAGGCACCGGCATACGTCAAGGGCCACTATCAGGCACCGGCGTTTTTACGCATGGCCAGACGTTCATAGGCGTCTTCGGGATTAAGTCCAAGCTCGGTTGCCATCGCCTCAATAGCCTCTTGCTGCCTCTTAGGAATCATATTGAACTGAATGCCTACCCCCTGGGGGCCAGGGTTGTCCGAGAAAACGTCCCCTTTGATCTCCATTGGTTCGTACACATCTCTCCGAACCACTTCTTGGTCCCCTCCTTCGGCTACGGGGTCGCCGGAGTCCCGGTACTTGTCGGGGTCCCCTTCAATCTCCATAGGGGGCATCATTAGGGGGGAGGGGCCCGCAGATTCGGCGAAGTCTGGGTTCAGCATCAGAGCCTTCTCGAAGGCATCGTTGGGAGTATCCGTCCGAAGCTTGACGGACTTGCCGTCCTTCGTTGCGACGATGTATGCGTCGGACATATCGTCGGCTTCCCCCATGATAAGCTCGTAGCGGTAGGGGTCGCCCTTGGGCTGCCATGCAGCGTAGCCATCTTCGCCGTTCATGCTCTTCGACACAGCGGCATCCCGCTTCTCGTTCATGTCCATCTCAGGAGCGTCGTAGTCACCCTCCATGGCACCGGCCATCAGGACTCCGGGCATCCCACCGACTACGTCCGTCTCCATCTCAGGAGCTTCGGGCATGGGAGCAGGGGGCATGTCAGGCATGGGGGCTTCTGCGGGAGGGGCACCGATGTCGGCATCTCCGGCCACGCCAGCGTCACCAGCGACGGACTCGCCTTCTCCCTTTTGGGCGAGGAGGTCGGCGATTTTCATCTTGAGAGTTTGCTTAGGCATGTTCGGTAGCTACCTTGTTGAGGTTGTTGGGGATACCCATAACACGTTACTTGGCGTATGTCCACTCAATATACCGTGTCTTGAATCGGACGACACGGTTGGTGTGGAAGCACCGGATGCTTACCGTGTGCTGCCCGTACTGGAGAGGGTCCTGGTCTGAAGACAGCCCCCACTCGGCAACTTCGGCAGCGTCGATGACTGCCGAGAACTCCCACACCTGAAAGTCTTGAGAGCCCGAGACGTTCTGCGCCTCCGATATGTCGTACCTGGAAGAGGGGACGCCGGTCCCCATCGCGCCACGGAACCTTGTGAAGAGGTGAGGGTGCGCCACGCCATTCACAAAGAGACGGAGTAGCCCGCACTTCTCTTTCGCATCGGAGACAGTGGGCGAGATGTTTAGAGTGCCGTCCGCATTCCACCGTTTCTCCCCCGCCAGGGCGTAGTTCGTTGTAGCCTTGTTGTCAGTTCCCAGGAAAAAGGACACTCGCCACGTTATCCGAACGCGAGACGCAGTCTCGTAGGGATTCTCCATGACCTCGCATACGCCTGGAACGGGGTGGTATGCGTCCAGCAAGTCGTCTACGCCGTAGTGCGTTGGGACAGCCGGACTGTTGTAGGTAAAAGGTTTGAAAAGCGTCGTCGTGCTGGCAGCACCAAAGTGCGTCCAAAGAAGGTCACCGATAAAGTCCACGTTTGCAGTGGCACCCATCTGCCGACCCCGAGAGAAGGTTCCAGGTTGAACGTGGTGAGGACGGAACTTGAACCCCGACTTCAGGTTGGCCATGTCCAGAGACCCAGCCGTCTCGTCGAAAAGGTTGAGCTTGGCGTTTGCCTGGGATGCAGTAGGAGTGCTCCCAGTGTTGAAGGCCGTTGGGTCCCCGTCTACGATAGTAGCCATTACGTAACTTCCTCAGATATAAAAGGGTCGATGCTGATCCCCCAGTTACCCAGCTTTACGCCAGGGGCCTGTACTCCCGCAGGCAGCGGCAGGACAACAGGTTTCCGCATGCACACGACCAGCGCGGCTTCGCGCAGGAGGACCCCACCGGGGACCAAGGAGCGGAGTAAGGATGCGGTGACCCGCAAGCGAGTGTGCAAAGACGTACACCAAATGTTTCCGGTGTATGTAGCGATGGACGAGGGGACGACATACCAATCCGTGTCAATCAAAAGGGCGATGCCGAATATCGGTCCAAACTCAATAGGGGAGATGTCTGGCGTACCTGTCCCGTCATTTCCGTTAGTCGCTTCGACCCAACCGCAGATGTCAAGGGCGGCCACATCGTCGGCAAGGGGGTTCCCTGCAGAGTAGTTGATATTAATAGCGAGTTTTGCAGCGTGTACGACGTTGTTGTTCCGCGCAAGAATGCTCCACCCGTCCGCATAGGGGGTGGCCCCATACGGAGGGTTTGCTAACAAGGTCCGCATAACAGGTGCGCCGTGGGCAGCGGGGTCCCACTTAGGGTACAGGTGTCCTCCCCCCGTCGTTCCCTCAATGGCGTAGCACTGGTACAGCTCTTGGCCCGGTAGGTCGTCTCCGTGCCCCCCGAACTTCGAGTGTACGCCGCTGGGGAGGGAGTAAGTAGGAGGGACGTGACGGTGGCCAATAGCGCCCCTCCCCAGCTCCGTTTCCTCCAACACGTTAAAACGCGCAGAGTACTGAGAGGGGTCTTGGAGACTGGCGCTGTTGAAAGGGTCTTGATCTTGTGGCATTATCTCACCATAACACGGTATTCACAACTTGTATTAAGAATATGCAGACGCTGGTCGGTGCCTTTGGTGGAAAGAGGGACACCGTCTGGCGTCTCCAGCCACACAACCCCTTGGATAGTGTGCGTCCCTGTGCTAACGGGCACGGTCACTTCGAGGTTTTGCGTGTGGCGGTTCCACCCGATCCCCTGCTCCATGTTAGGAGCCTCGCTGCCGGTGTCCTGGCCGCCAATTACACTTTCCGTTATGAGCCCACCGTTAAGACGGACACCCATCTTTATAAAAACCGGCCTGCCGCCCCCGACACCCACACCCGTCCTGAAGGACCCCCGCAGTTGGATACGGAGCCGCCCTGCGCCGGACTTAAAAGTCTCGAAGGTGTTGGGCATGTTGAGCCACTGTCGCGTGCCCTGGACTTGGTAGCTGTCTCCAACCCATAGTGAGCTGGCAGGCGTGTCGTACATCGCAGCTAAATGGTCGTCAGTCACTGCCCCCGTCTGACCAAAGACCCCAAAGACATTCGGGTCGAAATCGTCCTCGATGTCGGCTGTTGTGGAGGTTACTGACGAAATGTTATGTTCGTCGACAGCACCGAGCAATTCGGCAAAAGGCGACCATGTTTCGGCCCAGTCGGTGGGGTCGATTACTTGGTTGTCAAACACGCGACGGCGGGGGTGGGATCGAGGCATCAGGTCCTTCCTCCAGGCATCTGCGTGTGCCCAATATCCATTTGAGGGGAGATCTCAACGTACTTGAGACCGACGAACTCGGCATCTCCCTTGAAGGTTAGCCGCACTTTGAAGCACTCGCAACTCGGAATGTACAACTCAACCTTCTGCCAGAAGGGCCTGCGGACATCCCAGCGGACGGAGTCCGTTCCATGGGGGTTGCTCCGGTAGTCTTCGAGAGTAATACGGCGGAGAGTTCCTCCGACTTCTGCAGTCCCCCAGTAGGACGCCTCGTCGTCGTCAGGGTACTTCAGGGGNGACTGGCTATCGCTGTAGTTGTAGGTCTGGATGGGTCGCTCGCGCCAGTCCCGGAAGACCTCTACCTTGAAGTCCTCTTTCACGGTCTCACGCAGGAGGACCAGGAGACGGGCTACACCGGCTTTGGTGTCCGATACGGGTGTCCGCATCCATGCCGTCTCAATAACGGCCTCACGTAGCCCTGAAGCCGCTCGGTAGACAGAATCCTTGTCATGGTCCAACACGTACACACTCTGTACTTCCGATGTGCTCATGGAGGGCTGCCGCTCTGCGGTCAAGGTACCGAATGCCAGGGAGTATCTACGCTGGTCAGAGACGGCGCAGACAGCCTGGGCATTCACGTCATCTCTTGTAGACCAAGTTTCGCCGTTGAATACGAGACAAAGGTTGTTGGTCGTGCTGTTGTCCATGGGCACCCAGCATCGGTACTCCCCGGTGCGAGAGTCCACCAAGGCGCATGCCCGCTTATCCCAAGTTCTGTTGATTCGGGAAAAGGTAAGCTTTTTCTCCTGCCCCAGGGGGGTAGGGGCAACGTCACCAGGAGCCCAGCCGTAGAAACCTTCTACGCCCAGCCAGATAACCGCGCCGTTTAGCATCGTCGCAACGCTGTCGGGGGACACGCATCCCACCTTGGAGCTAATAGAGTTCAGCGAAACTCCCCCGTTGTCGTCAGGGCGGAGGAAAAAACAACTCGACCGCGTGAAGGCGAGGAAGCCCCCCGGAACCGTGTGGAGCGCAGTGATTTCGTTAGAAGTATCTGGGTAAATTCGTCGGTTCGCTTGCATTGTTCCGGGGAGGCCCGCCATCGACGGCTGTATTCTGCCAGGGTCCCCTTGGATGTTCCCAATCCAAAGACGGCCCAGGGCGTAACATGCCACCTTGAACTCCGGCATGGCTTCGACTTCCATTGCGGGCGACACGAGCCAAGCGTCTGGAATGTTGTCGGGGTACACTTTTGCCACTGTTCCGGGAATGGTCGTTGTAACGAGTTGCCCGGACGTAGCGTAGTCGAAGAGGTGATAATATTCGGCGTCCCCCGAGCTTCCTAAGTCTTGCGTCCTGTAGAGATTCGTCCCCACCACGTAATGTCCCGGAGGGGCAGACTCGCTCAGTTGCCAAGAAATCTGGATTTTCATCCGGTCGGCGCTTCTTTTCAGGTCTTTCCTCGATCGGTCGACCGAGAGATTCTCTTCGAGGTAGGAGAGCACGCCATTGCTGGGCCCGCTCAGAGGACTACGGTTGCCCCACCTGTCCTGGTACTGGGCCTTGCACCGCCACTCTCCCCCGGACATTTCTCCGCCGTGGGGGTTGGAAACCTCAGCGCCCAGCCCCGCGCTGTTCGTCGCGTTGGGAGACACAGTGCCCAGACGGTTGGGTCCGTACACCGGGGGCATTGTAATTTGCCCCGACGGCGCGTCGTTGTCGATAGCGTGGTTCATCGAGACGTAGTACCCGCTCCCGTTGCCACCGTCTTCATATTTGTTGCCACTGCCCGAAGAACGCTGTCCGGGACCGGAACCGTGGGGAGGGGAGGGTGCCTCGGAGAAACCCAAAGGTGCAAGGAAGTCCCCGTCGTAAAACAGCGCCCTGCCGTACCCGTCGTCGTCCTGCGGAATAATGATTACCCCGGCGGGGGTTCCCACAAACTGCGTCAGGAAGTCAGGAGAGCGGTACTGCCGGAGCGGCTGCCCCATGAGTCCGGGCGCAGGTCCCGCTGTGTAAGGAGGAGCACCCGAAAGGATCTTCCTCCACGACAAAAGTGGTACCCGCCATCCCTGGTGCTCGTAAATGCCCTGCCCGTACTGGGCGAGAAGAATGGACCTTCCAGATTGAAGGCGATGGGAGAAGACGCCCTCGATGTCCCCGTCGGTAAAAACACTCTGTGCTGCTCCCAAGGACGCCGCGACATCTTGGTAGAAAGCCGGTCCAACCACCGTTCGCAGCGTCCCCTCGTCCGTCCTGACGAAGTTTTTAATCTCGCCGCCTAACTCCTCTGGGCCGAGGACAGCGTCTGTCGCCCCACGGAGCTGGAGGATAGGGGGTCTACGATTCTGGTGGTTGAACACGGTCTACTCTACGAGGATTTGTTGGAAGCGGACTTGCGGGCAGAGATGGCCTTTGCCTTTGCGAGGGCAGCGGCCTTCTTTGCAGCAGCAGAACTGCGAGCAGACTTCTTCTTCTCCTCCTCAGCGGCCTCTTCCTCGGCCTGGATCTCTGCAGCGATAGCAGCTTCTTCCGCAGCTTCGTTCGCGGCAGCAGCCTCTTCGGCCTTCTGCGCGGCAGCGTAGGACTTCGCCAAAGGGCCCTTGTAGGTGGTCCCAGGCAAGAAGTCTGCTTCAACGATGGTAGGCTTGTAGATGAGCGCGAAAGGTGCGAGGGAAATCTCGCCCTCCGTTACCAGGATCTCGCCGAAGGTGGTGCTGAAGAGGGAGCCGCTGTTCGGGCGACCTTGCTCTCCGTACACAACCGAGGTGCAGATAGCGTCCAGTACCTTGTCCCCGTGCAGGGTGCGGTAAATACCGCTGACATAGAGGCTTGGCGTTACGATTTTGTCGGACATGGGTATCTCTCCTACGAGATTTCAGTGGGCTCTTCGGGGTACTGAGGGTACAACCGACGGACACCACCAGAGGACTTCCCCCACCCGATACGAACAACAGTGTTCGGAGGGACGACGGAAGCTGTTCTATTTATAACCGATTCGAGGGCCGCTGTATAGTCCCTAAATGCCGTGAGGGCGTATGCGGTGTTTGCTGCAGCCTCGTACATGTACCCTTTCGCCAAGTGTACCAGGAGGTCCACGGCAAGTGCATCTACGTTAGGGATCTGCGTTTCCGACTGTAGAGGGGCCAGGGACATTGCTCCGCGCACTACCAGCTCGTAGCGAGCGTCTCCGCAGGGGAAGAACTGCAGGGTCTGCTGTACGCCGGAGTAGCCGGGGGCTGGCCGGTTTCTGTCGGGAGTAACACTGCCGTTGTCGGTGTAAGTACCGGCATTGCCCGCCACTTCCGTAAGCAGGTAGAAGCGGGAGTCAAAGTCCAGGGGCGTCTCGCTGCTGTACCGTGCCCGCCAGATGCGAATCTTAAAACCAGACCGCCCCTCTCGCAGGCTACCGGCATGTGCGAAACCTTCTGAGAAGTCGTAGTCGGGGAAGGTCAGCGTGATGCTATCGGCACCCGCTCCGCTGTTGTCGACGGTGTCGGAGCTTGGGCCGACCGCACTCTCGTTCCAGGGCTGGACACGAGACACGCTCGGAGAGAGGAGGCTTTGAGCGCTGGGGTTTCCGCTATGGAGCCACATCTCCTGCTTGCCGAACACAAGGCTGATGGCGTAGGCGAACTTGCCCTTCGGCTCCGGTCCTACCCATGCAGGTCCCTCGTTCTTTGCCACAGTGGGGGCGACGTTTGGGGCCTGGAGGTAGGTTGTTTGTCCGCGAGAGTAGACGCGAGGAACACCGAGAACAGTGTTGTCCAGGGAGTACCGGGCGTAGTTCCAGTTGTCGTACTCCCCAGCAGGCATGGCGTCGAGGGGACCGTAGGGGTGGTCGTGGATCTTTACGGAGAGGACCTGTCCCAGCTCAGGAGGGAGAACTGCGGCCTTGGTGAACATCCGGTATTCGAGGTCGGTAGCTGGAGGCCCTGCCCACGGCTTGTCCAGGCTTATGTAGATCTCGGAAAAGCCGCCGCCGATAGATACGGACCAAACTTCCCGGACGACGAACTCGCGGGTCCGCTCGTACCCCACGCTCGGCTGGTCGGCAGGAGTCTGAACGCGAAGGATTTTTCCCGAGTGGCGTTCCGCCGACTCCAAATCCCATATTGCCCGAGTCCCGGATATTGCAGGCGACTGGAGGGCGACCTTCAGGACCCAAGGGTCGCTGGTTGTCTGCAGCACGTCCGTGGCGGAAACCGAAGCAACGTCGGGGTCCATGATTACCCGGACTTCTTGCTCCCTCGAAAGGAAAGGTGCATCCCGGACAACGCGCTCTTGCGCTTTGCTCAGAAAGTACAGCAGCCGCTTCCGCCACTCAGGGCTGTTGTCGGGGGCGCGGTCGGTCTCCATCTGGAGACGCGAAATAAGCTCGGAGGCAGGAACAGGCATGCGTACCTATAACGCAGAAACCCAACCCCGTCAAGTAAGAAGAGGTTGGGCTCTGGGCAGTTAAGGAGGAGAGAACTTAACTACATACCTACTACAGGGCGCAGTTGACGTCGGCCAGGGCCAGGGCATCAGCACCGCCAACCAGAGCGTGGTTCACGCCGAAGGAGGGGGCGGTGCCTGCAGCAGCAGCTACGTTGTCATCTGCAGGAGCAAGCCGCGCACCAAGAGCCAAAGTAGCATCAGCGTAGATCCAGCCCGTTCCCTTGACGAGAACGTAGCCGTACTCACCATCGGGAATGACAAACTGGGCGACACCAACAACGGTGTCGGCCAAGTCTGTAACCACAGCCAGACGGATAGCGAGGGCACCCAAGGCAACCTCGGTACCAGGGTATGCCAAGTCCTTTGCGACCGGACGACCCTGCGGAATGGCAAAGCCGGAGCCGTTGAAGACCAACTTCCAGACCTGATCGCCCGTGTTAGCGGGGTGGTAGATCTTTACGTCGGTAGCAGCGGCAGTGTAGGTGGCGGCACCCAACTGGCTCTTGGTGCTGTCGATGACAACGCCAGAAGCCAAGCTGTACCCGTGGACTTGGTCCTTACGGGAAGCGGCGGACACGACCAGTTGGCCGAGGACACCGATGGGTCCAGCTTCAGTTACGGTGTAACCGTTGATGCCAGCGTTTCCGGCTTCGGGAAGGCTGGTCTCAAGCAGGTTGTCGATGAATGAGTTACTCATTTTTCTATTTCCTAAAAGGGGGGTTTGTGAAGAGTGTAAGGGCAGGTGCCCTCACCCCCTTATCGGAGGGCGGAACCGACGATGGCACCGCTGGAGCGGAGCTGGTTCATCATCAGGCCAAGGCTGAGCAAGTACTCGGTGCGGATAGCATCGGTACCGGGCTGCAGACCACGGTCACGCAGGCTGAGGAACTTGTGCTTGCTCTCGTCCTTGCCGTCGAACTCGCCATTTCCCGTCTTCTGGCGGAAGAAAGCAGCTTCGGAGCAGTCCAGACCGCACATGATTCCGTCTTGGGCGGCTCCAACGAAACCGGACAAGTTGAAAGCAGGGGTGTTGTACAGCATCGCGCCATTGTAGCCCATTGGGATACCTTCGCGGGAGTTCTGTCCAGCCTGGGGGTCGCTGCCCTGCTTGTCGTTGATGATGACGCGGTCGCCAGTCACTTCCAAGTAGTTGTCGAAGCTAACACCGTCGGCAAGCCAGATCTTGGGGCCAGCCATTCCGGCAGCTCCCTGGTTTGCACACTTGCGGTTCATGGTACGGATGGTGCGGAGACCGTCCTGGTCCATGGCGCTCATGGTCTCAAACTGGGTGTGCCAACCTTGGAAGCTGTTGCGAGCGTGACCAAAGATGGTACCGGTCTGAGCTTCGGGAGCGGCAAACTCAAAGATGCCCTGCGTGGTGTGACCTTCTGGGGAGTAGTTCACTTCGCCGTTCAGGGTAGGGAGACCGCCCAACTGGGGGTGGTTGCCCATGCAGAACTGCTGCTCGACGGCTTCCATGATGCCGACCAAGCTGCGCTCAGGGATGCTCTTGATGAGCTGGCCCATGTCACGCTTGCCGCGTGCCTTGCGCAGGTCCTGCAGACCGATGTCCACAGCGTAGGTGTAGAAGGAAGGCCATGCGTTTGCACGACGGGAATCCTGGGTACGACCACCGTTGATCCGCTCGAAAGAGGTCTGGATCTCGGTGAAGCGTCCTGGGTCAGAACTGACCAGAATCCATTCCTTGTGGGTGGACTCCAGATCCTCGATGCCGCCTCCGGCCTCGGTGATCTTCTGGAACGCGGGGTTGAACTTGGAGAAGGTGTCGTTGTAGCTTGGCAGGAGGTCCTGCAACACGCTTACGAGAGTTTCTTGGCTCGGCATTTGAGGTTTTTCCTTGAAATTGTGAAGCGGATTGCTTTCAAAATAACCCTATCCCCCTAAGAGGGTAGGGTCAACTGTGCTCCCACGCAGGGGAGCGTCCTCCCCTACATGTATTTGTCGAGGACAGAATTTGTTACGGAGCGGAGGTCCCCACCACGTACCTTCTTCTTTGCAGAAGTAGATGCCACCCGACCAGAGCCCCGTGCTCCTGAGTCCGCGCCGGACACGACACGGGCGGAAGCAGCCGCAGGCACTGCCTTGGGTGCGGGGGGAGGAGCGGGGGCCTTCGCCTTACTGGAAGCCACGACTTCGAGAAGCGTGCTGATGTAGCTTGCAGGAACACCGTCTTTGTGCATCTCCACAACCTTCTCGCCCATGCCCGCCTTAACAACCTTCCAGGCAGTCTCGGTGTCCAGGTAGTTGTACCGGTCGTCCTTTGGGTCGCCAAGGTCTCCGGCGAGAACCTGGAACATGGCAATCTCTTCGGGAGGGGCGGCCTTAATGGCTTGCAGGTTCGCTTCAATAAAGTTGTCGACCAGCTCGGCTTCCTTCCCTCCCCGGTACTCCTCATACCCGTTCCGGCTCTCCAGCAGTTCTGCCTCAAGCTCCGCAATCCGAGACTGGTGCGTAGCGGCTGCCTCCTCAGCAGCAGTCAGCTTGGTTGCCAGTTCCTTATGGGCGGGGCTGCTCATGTCGTCGTCGAGGGCGCTGTCGTACATCCGGGAGATGAACGCTTTGTCCTCGCGGATGGCGTCGATCTCTGCCTGACGTAGGTCGTAGCTCCCCTTTACGAAAGGTCGGACACGCTCGTCGAAGTTCTCCAGCCAGTCTTCGCTGGACGGGTTGACGCCGGACCAGTCTACCTCTTTTTCCCAGAAGCGGTCTTCTGGTTCAGCAGCAGGGGCAGCCTCGACGGGAGCGGCGGCCTCTACGGGGGCGGGAGATTCGACGGGGGCGGCGGCCTCTACGGGCGCGGCAGCCTCTACTTCTACGGGGGCGGTTGTCTCCTCAGACATTTTATAGATCCTTGTGGGTTAGGGTTTTCGGCTTGCCGGATTCTTTCACGGCGGTAAAGTTTCGGACCTGCTCTCGCTTGGCCTCGGTACGCTGCTCATGGTGCGCGTTCTTAAACGCATCGGGGTTGGCGTTCTTCAGGGACTGTAGACCTGCTCCCGAATCCTCGCCCCAGTGGGATGCAACCTTCGCGGCGGCTTCCTTCGTCCGCCCAACCATTGCGCGGCCCTCACTGGAGCCCTTGCTGATCTCCCGCATGCCATTGGCTTTGAGATGCTCTTTGTAAGCTTTCTTGCTGGCGAACTGGGTATCCAGTTGCTTAGAAAAGTACGGACCAGACCCTCCGATTCCGGGGGTCTCAAAGCAGTCGGTGTCAATCTGCGGGAACTTCAAGAAGACTTTCTTGCTGGGGGTCCCACAGGTGTCGCAGTCGACGATAGGCCCACTGACCATCTTAAATGTGAATACTTCAACAAGCCCGCAGTTGGGGCACTCCGCGTCGTATAGACTCATGAGAGATCCTCCGGCGGCAGGATGAGGTCGGGCCACACGCCTTCTTCCTCTTCCCACCCTCTGTCGCGGTACCAAGCCGCATCCAGACCCATCTTTTCGAGGAGGAGGGGGGTGATGCGTGCGGGGGTTTTTTCGGTGACGTTTCTTACTTGCATTTCCCAGACACGTCTGTGCCGACGCTCTCGCCGTTCCCTGGCGTCCATCGCCTCTCCAGGAAGGACGAGGGATGACGCAGTCTTTTCTATTGGACCACAAAGGTCCAGAAAATCGTATAGACTCATGCTATTTCTCCTATGGAGTGTAATAACACAACCTGACACGGAGTGCAACAATTACGCAATGGGGATAGACCCACCCGAGGCCATGGGCAGGTTAGGCTGGAGGTCCTCTCCGCCGGGGGCCAAGATCTCTCCGCCTGCGGCACCTGCCATTTCAGGAGGCATCATCGCAGAAGCGTTAGGGTCGAGACCCATGGCTGCGGGGTCCATTTCCCCTCCGGGAGGAGGAGCCTGGGCTGCGGCCATAGCGGCCTGCTCCTTCTCAATCTCTTCGAGTTCCTTAGCGAGGTGGCCCATGCCCAGGGCATCCAACACTTCCAGGATGGTGTCCCGAGTATCTACGTGCTCGGAGTTCATAAGAAGGTCCTGGAATGCCTCGAACTTCTTCAGGCGAACAGTACTGTTGTCCTCGGCGGCGTTGTAGGGGAATGCCTTGAAGTCGTAATCCCACGCCCCGTCTTTGCTCATGAGGTCGAGGTTCTGAGTGGACGCCTTCACGTCCGTACTGCCGTCGCCAACCTTCAACCAGATCTCAGCGACACCCTCTTCGTCGATGTAGTGCGACGAGATGGCGAGGTACGCCTGTGCCATCCATGCCATGGTCTTGTTGACCACACCCTGGAGAGGAGCGTTACGGGTCTTCTGAGCGGTGTCAACCAGGGCAAGCTCAGTTGCCACATCCGCGTTACCGACCTGCCCACGGGAGTAGGTAGGCAGCGCCAACGTAAACTCGATAAGCTCTTGCAGAACGTCCGACATGCGGGAGTAGTCGAAGGGAACCTGCGGGGTACGGCTCCACTCCAGCACATCCGCGATGTTGTACTTACGGAGAGTCTCCACCAAGATGGCCTCGTCCACAGATTCCTTCTGCGCGAGGGCGGTGACGAAGTCGTCCACGTTGTCAATGCGGTTCTTGTGGATGAACAGGGTAGGAGCCAGGAGCTTGGTGTGCTCGAAGGCCATTGTCATCAGCTCGTTCAGGCGGCTGACAGGCTCACGGATCATCTGGGCGTGGCTTAGACCTCCCAGGTCCGTCAGGTTGTCCAACAGGCTGATGAGATAGAAGGGGTTCTCAAGATGGGGGTACGGCAGGTCGCCGGTAAAGATAGGCTCGTTCCGTCCGTCCACCATGTGGTACATCTTCTTCTCAACGAAATCGTAGTATTCGTATACGACGATATAGTTGTCCCCTTTTCGTGAAGCTTCCTGCTTACCAGTAGGGTCGTCGACCCATGTAGGCAGAGGCTTGAACTCGCCTTTGAGTTCCTTCATGAGGGTCGACTTGTAGATGCCTTCTTTCTTGCTGCCGGACTTCTTGACGAGGCCCATGATCTCCCGCTCCGTCATCGGCACAACCTCAATGGCGTACCGGATGTCGTCCCACTCCTCGGCGGAGGAGTCGAAGTAGAAGCGGTTCGCGGGTACCACACGGGCACGAGGGCGGCTCCGCTTGTCCGACCAGACCATCTTGATTGCGGTACGTCCCATGATGGACGTGAGGGCTGCAGCACGACGGAGCTTCCAGACCGCGTTGTCCTTGTCCATGAGGTCGTTGACGTAAAAGGACCGAAGCTTTGCAGCGTCCTTCTTTGCCGTGCGGCGTGTGCGAATGTCCACAGCGGGGTGAGGCGGTACGATGTTGCTGACCATCACGTCCGTGAAGCTGTGCAGGTAAGGAGCCTGCATCGTCGTGCCGTTAGGCCCGTCGTTCTCGTCGATCTTGTGGCCCTTCCAAAACTTGTTACGGTAGGCGAGGAGGTCCTTCGCCCACTCCTTCGCTTCCGCGTCCACCTCCGTCCGGTGGTTCTGGATTACCTTGAGAATGTCCCTACCCCGACGTTCGGAGGGAGTGAGACTGGCGTTGGGGGAGGAGTTACGTTCGTACATGGGGCTACCTAACACGTTCAAGGTCAAATATCAACGCTTTTTTCTTGGCCGCACCAGAGCGGAAGAACTACGCTGAGAACGGGGGATCGAGTTGAGGTACTCGGCGCGGGTGGTCATGAGCTTCGGGGCGGTAGGACCGAAGGTCGGCTTCTTCCGCTGGTTCTGTTCCCTCGCTCCGTACACCATCCACAGGAAAGCACTGACTCTGTCCCAGTGATGCTTCTCTCGACGACCGCCACGGGTGGAAGTGTCCTTCATTATCAAGGTCTTCGAGCCTTCCTGTACCGCTTTGTCCTGCCGGTACGTACCAAGCTGGGACTGGAGGTTCACTCCCCGGACTACGAGAGTGGCAGACCCTCCCTGAGACACGTCGAGGGCAGCGTCGACCATCGCGCCAAGAGCGTCGGCGTGGCGGGGCACGGAGTTCGGCACTCCCGGCTTTCCCTTGGCGTAGTAGTGGAGATTCTTGAGGCGACCCCGGTTGTGGGCCATCTCCAGCACGGCGAGTACACCAGCACCTACGCCGTTGCTCTCGCAGAAAACCTCCGCGTCGTTGTAGCGCTCGGCTGCCTCTATGATTTTCTCTGCAACCTGTGGCGGGGTCAGGGTATTCGTCTCGAACTCCGCGACCTGGGAGATTTCGTCGGACCAGACCTCCCCCACCTGAAAACTGGAGGGGTCCCCGGAGCCCCAACCGCTGGGGTCGACGCCAATGACGTAGATTCCGTCCGACCTGGGCTCTTGGTACTCCTGATAGCAGCCATCTGTAGGCCGCCAGGGGACGAGGGCCTCTACACCGCCCGACCGGACGAGCAAAGCCTCCATTGCGTGGGTAGGAAACGCGGAGTTTCCGATGATGTGCCAGCAGCTCACGTCGTCTTTCGGGTAAAATACCCACAGGAGGTCGGGGTCCTTCTTGATTTTAGGGTCCATGACGCGGATTTCGCGCAGGAAAGCGAGGTTCTCCAGGCTCAGGAAGTGCGGCTGGCGCGGAGCACTGTTGTTCCCGCCGTCTTTGCGCCCATATATCTCCAAGAGACGGAGTTCCTCGATGCTCAGCGTCCACTCTTTTTGCCAGGGACGTTCATTTAGGATTGATGTCCAGAAGGCAGCGAAGACATACTGCCACCTGCCAAGGCCCTGACGAGCTTCCGCCATGATGTCCCGGTATATCGCCGCAGAAGGCTCCGACATGGCCCCTGGGGTGCTCTCCAAGATGACTGCGGCGTTCTTGCGGTTGTTGACTGCGGGGTAGTACTTATTCCAGAAGGTACCAAAGTCCTTATGGAAGGGTCCCTCCGAGATGTGCGTCCATGCGATGCCTCGCCCGAGACCTACGTTGCCGCTGAAGCCGGATGTCAGTGCCTTATACCTTCCACCATGTACCATGTTGAGACGGAGCTTGGCCAAGGTGTTGACCTGCGGCATCCGAATGGACGTAGGGAGGTTCTGGTAGTTGAACATGACGGACTCAAAGAGCGTGTCGGCACGATCCTGCTCATCCGCGATGGTCACCCCCTGCGTACCAGGGCTGTACATGACCTTCCCCGCCAGCGCAAGGGCTGTCGTGGTGGACTTGGTACACTGACGGGGGCCGATGACCGCCAGAAACTTTGTATGGCCGGACTCCATTCGGGGTGGGTTCGCGACGTAGTCGACAATAGATCCCTGCACGATTGGGCAGATGTCCGTGCGGAAAGGCATCACCGTGTCCGACTCCATGTCCACGACAGTGCCGTAGTGCGGCAGCAGGCGACGAGGGTCTGCCAACTTTTTGAGGTTGCCCTCGTCCGCAAGGGCCGGAGGAACCCGAACCCTCCAGTCCTTCTCGTCGTCGTTGGGCTCAGACACACGACACCGCAACAACTTGAGCCCGAGACGTGGCGGTACGGAAGTCCACTGCGGAGATGCTCCCACACCACCGTTCACTTTTCATGAATGCGTCGAACATCGACTGCTTCTCTCGCTCCAGGATGTGGATACGTCGCTCGCTTGGGTCCAAACCGGGCTGGAAGACGTGGAGCTTGACCAATACGGCGTCGGTGGGCATGTCTTTCATTTTTCTTCCTTCGGTACGGGCTTCACATACACGACATCGGCGATGTCCACGTCGTATGCGGTTACGTCGAGCACACGTCCCCGGCTTGGGGGAGGGAGGGCCTTCGGGTCTTTGGTCTGGCTACGGATAACTTCCATGGTTGCTGCCTGACTAAGAGCTTGGTA